CCGGCATGAGCATGGCTTTTGAGGAAGGCAAGAAGCAGACAGGCTATTGGCTCTTAGGTGAAATTCAGCGGCTTTGTCCGCAACAGTATTTTGTAATGACACAGGAACAGAAAGAATGGCAGATGAACAAAATCAGACTGGCTCGACTGGCCTAGGCACTCAAGGCGCTTCTACAGAAGGTCAGCAGACTCAAGGTGAAGGTCAGCAGCAGGATTCCACCCAGTCGAATCCTCCGAAAACCGACGGGATGCCAAACGCTTTGGGCGAAGTCAATCCTCCCAATCCGGAAACCAATGACGGGCAACAGCAGAAGCAGAGCACGGCTCCTGAAAAGTACGAGCCTTTTAACTTCGGTGAGAATCCGGCGATTGATCCGACAAGCATTGAGCAGTTTTCTACAGCCGCTCGTGAGGCAGGTCTTTCTCAGGAGCAGGCTCAGAAGGTCTTGGACTCTTTAGCCCCGTCTGTAGCAACCAAACTCCGAGTTGATTTGGTTCGTCAAGCCGGTGAGTGGCTGAAGGCCTCTGAAGCTGATCCTGAATTTGGGGGAGCTGCTTTTGAAGCGAATAAAGGGATAGCGGTTGGTGCTTACCAAAAATTGGCAACTCCGGAACTTAGAGAGATTTTGAACAATTCCGGCCTTTGCAACCACCCTGAAGTCATTCGTCTGTTCTATCGCATCGGCAAGATGACTTCACAGGACTCCGGCGTTAAGGGTGCTCCGACACCTCGAGACAACGGCTTTGCGGACATGTATCCGAATTCTCCGATGCGTTGGTAATTAACTTAAACAGGAGTGATAAATGGGCATTTTAAATACCTCTAATCCGACACTGGCAGATGTCGTTTCCCGTTTAGACGGAAACAAGAAGATTGATACGGAAATCATTGAAATGATGTCCGAAACCAATGAGATGCTTCAAGACCTGACCTCCATTGAGGCCAACGGTGTGACTGAGCATCTCACGACCGTGAGAACGGGTTTGCCTGAAGTTGCATGGCGTATGTTGAACTGGGGCGTCCAGCCGTCCAAGTCCACCACGGCGCAGATCAAAGACTCGATCGGCATGCTTTCTGCTTTGTCCGAAATTGATAAGAAACTTGCTCTGATCAATGGTTGGTCCGGCATGTGGCGTCTGACAGAAGACTCTGCCTTTATCGAGGCAATGTCTCAAAAAGTACAGCGTGCAGTTATTTATGGTAACGACAAGACAGGTGTGGATCAGATCTTGGGTCTTGCTCCCCGTTATTGTTCCGGCGACCCGAAGAAGGCTGATAATGCCAAAAACATTATCGACGCGGGCGGCAAAGGCAATAAGCTCACTTCTATTTGGCTTCTTTGCTGGTCTCCTCGCACACTCTTTACAACTTATCCGAAAGGATCCCGCGCCGGCATCTCTCACCAAGACTTGGGCGAATACCTGACGACGGATGCCGATGGAGGCAAATATGTTTGCTTGGGTACTAAGTATGACTGGGATCTCGGTCTCGTGCTTCGTGATTGGCGCTATGTAGTCCGTATCGCCAACATTGATCAAGAAGCTCTCACAGACGATCCGCAGACAGACGGCGGCACAGACCTTATTCGTCTGTTGATGACTGCGAAGAACAAGCTTCCGAATCTCAATACCGGCCGCATCGCTTTCTACTGCAACCGCGAAGTTCGCAACGCTCTGGAAGCTCAGTGCATGAACCGCAAGAATGTCCAGCTTTCTTTGGATCAAGTCTCTCAGGCCCATCCGGTCCTGAAGTACGCAGGCATTCCGATCCGCATTGTGGATGCGCTGACACCGACCGAAAAGCGTGTCCCGTTCCCGACAAAGACGACCGACTCTGAAGGCACCTCTCAGGGTGGTACTCAGGGTGGCACTCATGGCGGCACTCAAGGCGGGTCCTAAGCAATGAAACGTATAAAACAGGAGAAATTCGATGATTAAAGACGCATTCTTAATGCTTACACCAGATGCGGGACAGGCGCTCACGGCGGCCGCGGCATCTGCAAATACGCTTGATCTTTGTCAGGTCAAGCCGACTCCGGGCATGAACCGCATTCTCTCGGTGGTCTTCCAAGTCATGGAAGATGTCACAGGAACTCTGAGCTTTTCCATTGCACACTGCGACAGTGCTTCCGGCACTTTTAAGGACGTTGTTATTTCCGAGACCTTGACGGCGCCGGGAGCAGGCACACAAGTTGCGCTGCCTATTCCGGAGAAGACCCTTCAGTTTATTCAGGCCAAGTTCGGCGGCGCTCCGACAAAAGGCAAGGTAAGAGCATTTGTCTCTATGAGCCACGACAATTGGTTTGCGGCTAAAGAAGCGCCGTCTAAACAAATTGAATAAGTAACGATTGAGTCATTCTCCTTGAGGTTGTGGGTATTGGGCGCTCTTAGCAAGCGCCCTTTTTTAAAGGTACGGCTATGGCAAGCGAAGTCAGCATTTGTAATCTTGCACTTACTCGCGTCGGAGAAGCAGGATCTATTACGAGCATTAAGCCTCCGGAGGGCAGTGTGCACGCGAAAGTTTGTGCAGTACTCTATCCGGTCTCAGTTGGAATTCTCTTAGAAGCGCACGACTGGAGGTTTGCCACCAGACGAGCGGCACTGACTGAGATTCAAACAAAGGAGCTTCATGGCTGGAGAGGGCTCTTTGCATTGCCGAGCGACTGTCAAAGAGTTATCTCGGTACGTCCAAGCGCAATTCAGCGGGCCCCGTGGCCGCAGAATCCGCCTTTTGTTGTGGAGAGGTTTGACGGGTCTCCGGCGCTTTATACCGATTGCCCGACACCGGTTATTCAATACATTATGGCGGAGCCGGGTGTCGGTTCTTTTCCTCCTCTTTTCGTGGATGCTTTAGCTTGGCACTTGGCGCAAGCTTTAGCCGGTGCTTTGATTAAAGGCAAAGAGGGCGTGCAGATCACTGCTGCAATCACAACGAAGTACGAAAGGGCGCTGGCAGAAGCCATGAAAAAGGACGCAGGTCAGCATTATGAGCCGATCTGCCATGTAGCTCCTTGGATTGCCGTGAGGTAGTTATGGCAGTAAGAACTCTTCAATCATCTTTTACCGGTGAAGTATCGCCTTCGATGTACGGTCGTATTGACAATGACAAGTACAAATCCGGTTTGGCAGTCTGCCGAAATTTTATCTGTTTGCCTCAGGGACCCGTGCAGAACCGCAGTGGGTTTGCTTTTGTCAGACAAGCTAAGTACGCAGATAAACCGTCAAGGCTCATCGCCTTTGAATTCTCTTCTACCGATACGATGATCCTTGAATTCGGACATCAGTACATCCGGTTCCACTCCCGCGGTGGAACTCTTCTGAACGCCAACGGAACGCCTTACGAGATTTCTACGCCCTATAGCTCCGATGATATTTTCGTGATTCATTACGCTCAGTCGGCTGACGTCATGACGCTCGTGCATCCGCATTATCCGGTAAAGGAACTTCGCAGGTACGGAGCCTATGACTGGCGTCTGATTGACGTAGCATTTAATGCGCCCCTGAGTCCTCCGGGGAATGTTTCCGTTGAGTACGTCCCCAATGGGAATGAATCCGACAGTCGCTTCACATACAAATACAAAGTAACTGCTGTCCAAGACTCCGACGAAGGGCAGAGGGAAAGCGCGCCCTCTGCCGCGGCTTCCGTGAGCTGCAACCTTTGGTGGGATAACGCCTTAAATCGAATCACTTGGTCAGCTGTTGCCGGGGCCGCACGCTATAGAGTTTATAAGTCCACAGCCGGAGTTTTCGGTTATATCGGCGAAACGGAGGGGACGAGCTTTGAGGACAACCGAGTGGATGCCGACGACGGGATCACTCCGCCGCGCTACGACGCGATGTTCGGTGAAGGAGACTATCCGAGCGCGGTGGCATACTTCGAGCAGCGTCGTTGTTTTGCGGGAACGATTAGGCGTCCGCAGTTTGTGTGGATGACGCGCTCAGGCACAGAAACCGACATGGCCTACCACATCCCTGTGGTAGATGATGACCGCATTAAATTCAAGATTGCCGCGCAGAAGGTCTCGCGTCTCAAGCATCTAGCTCCGTTATCTCAGCTCCTGGCCTTATCGGAAAGCGCCATCTTTAGGTTGTCACCCGCAAATTCGGATGTCATTACTCCGGAGTCCGTTTCTGCTAAACCACAGGTCTATCAAGGAGCTTCAGAAGTACAGCCGCTTCTCATTCGATCAAATTTGATCTACGCCTCAGAGCGTGGAGGACACATTATCGAGATGGGCTACAACTGGCAGCAGGGAGGCTTTGCCGTAAACGATCTTTGCGTGTTTGCTCCGCATCTATTTGAGCGAGCGAGAGTAAAGGACATGGCACTTGCCTTGAGCCCGCATCCGATTATTTGGTGCGCTATGACAGACGGCACGCTGCTGGGGCTCACCTACATGCCCGAGCAAGCCGTGAGCGCGTGGCACAGGCATGACACGGTGAACGGAGCCTTTGAGTCAGTGGCTGTGGTTCCGGAAGGAGATGAGGATATTTTGTACGCTGTCGTGCGCAGAACGATTAACGGCGCGACAGTACGTTTCATAGAACGAATGCACGAGCGGCTCTATGACGGCTTGGAAAACTGCTTCCATGTAGATGCGGGTTCAACTTACGAAGGGGCGGAAACTCAGACACTTTCGGGCCTCGATTATCTTGAGGGTTGTGAAGTGGCAATCCTTGCTGACGGTGCAGTGCTTCCTCGAGAAAAGGTCAAGAACGGACAAATTACGCTTGAAGTCCCGGCCAAGAAAATCCAAGTCGGGCTGCCTGTTATTTCAGAAATCCAAACACTCCCGCTTATTGTCAATCTTCAGGACGGCTCCTTCGGACGAGGTCACCAGAAAAATATCAATCGCGTTTGGATGCAGGTTTACCAGTCCAGCGGGATATTCGTTGGTCCGAGTTTTGACGATCTTACCGAGGTGAAACAGAGATTGGACGAGCCTTATGGAGAACCTCCTGAGCCTTTGAGCACAGAGATTGATGTTCCTCTGCCCGGCTCATGGAACGCATCAGGACAACTTGTCCTTCGACAGAAAGACCCTTTGCCTCTCACGCTTGTAGGCATCACTTGCGATTTAGCACAGTAAAGGAATAAGTATGGCTTCTATAACGAATATGTCACCGGCACTTCGGGAACACATGGCTTCTGTCGGATGCGCTCCGGTGGGCCCTGACGGACTCGGAGTCCTCAACCCAATTCCGGAAAGCTCGTCAGCTCTGGGAAGCGGACTTAACGGCATCATGCTTGGAGCCTCCATAGGGCAAGCCATCGGAGGAATGTATTCTGCTTTTGTAGGCGCAAAGACCTCGGCCTACGTTCAGAAAAAGCAAGCACAAATCGCGCAAGACAACGCTGAGATTATGCGCATGGGAGCGGAGACAGCTTATCGCCAAGGTGAGCAGAAGGTCGCTCAGATTACTCGAAGGGCTGGGCAACTTAAAGGAGCGCAAAGGGCGCGCTATGCCGCCAACGGAGTTGCGCTTGGCGTAGGCAATGTGGCTGAAGTTGCAACTAATACTGACCTTGATAAAGAAATGGATGTTTGGACGGCTAAGTTCAACGCAATGCAGGCCGCGTGGGGTTACAACCGCAAGTCTCTTGAGTACGGGGCACAAAGCGGAGCGCTCAGAACCATGAGTGGGGCTAACAACTCTTTGGCTCCGGTTGCGGCCCTAGGAGCAGGACTCAGCGGGGCAACTCAAGTAGCAAGCAACTGGTACATGTACAACGGTAAATTCGGATTAGGCCTTGGGAGATAAGGATGGCAAAAGTTCCTACATACGTCGTCCCTCAGCTTTTGATGAACAATCAACCCGTGACGATGGGTTTTACAAATTATGCAGATCAAGTCATCAAACCTAAGGTTGATCTGAATCCGGCTTTGCGCCTTGCGGCAAAGTTTAAGGCGGAGCAGGATAACGTCCGCGTTGACGATGCGCTTACGGATTTAAAGCGCTACATGATCCAAAAGGAGTTTGGTGAGGATGGTAAGAATGACGGCTGGAGAAGTCTCAAAGAAAAGGCCGCTTTGGAAAGGGATGAGAACGGGTTAGGGCTTGCGGACAGAGTTGATAAAGACGCACGCCGTTACGGAGGCGAGATAGCCAAGTCTTTAACACCCGAGCAACAACAGCTCTTCAACAGAAAGGCTCTTTACCTTTACAACGGTAATTACGACCAAGTCATGGGTCATGCTTTTCAGCAGCAACAGCAGTATCAAAAAAGCTCGATCGATAACAGAATTGCTTTGGCTCAGAGGGCTGCAGGACTTTATGCCGACAATCCCGGAATGTTAGGTACGCAGATTGAAGATATTTCTGTCGCGGTGAAAGAGCGCGGAAGAGTCGGAGGCTGGAGCGAACAGGAGGTTATCGTAAAAACAAACGAGGAAACTTCCAAGGCCGTAGGCAACGCTCTGGACACACTCCTTTTCCAAGCTCAAAAGAATCCGGCAGTGGCAGAGCAGGCCTCAGGGCTTCTGCGCACTTATGCGCCTCACATGACACCTGAGACCGTAAGACAGTATGGTGAGAAAATCCGAGCTGCTTCTCAGGGTTATCAAATTGATCAGGTGGTACAAAGAGATAGGGAGAGAAACAAGAATACGCTCGAGACTTTGGTTGCCTCTGCTTTAGCCGGTCCCGTTACGGAAGAAAAAATCCAAGGGCTCGGCGTTAAATTCGGGACGGGTTTCATATCGGGACAAGAGTCAGCCAATCGTCAGTTCAAGCAAGTGCCTCGCAGAGACGCCAATGGCAAGATTGAAAAAGACGATAAAGGTAACGTTATCTACGATGACGAAGTTTTGATCGGTCGATACTCGGACGGAAAGACTCCTAAGGATCCCAGAGACTTTTGCTATGGAAAATTCCAAGTAAGTGCGGATGCGGCCTACGAAGCTTCTCAATCTCTAGGCGATAAGCTTACAAGAGCTCAGGTACAAGAGAAGATCAAATACGATCCGGCCTTTAACGAGCGTATCGGGGTCAAGATTATTACCGACCATATCCGTTTCTACGATGGTGATTTACTGAAAGCCGCGGGTGCTTATAACGCCGGTAGAGGCAATGTGAATCTTGCGGTCAGTATGGATAAAGAAAACGGCGGAGACGGCTCAGGCTGGAGGAAATACTTCGGCACGGAAGAGCACAGAGCTCGGGCAAGAAAATTAGGCTATAGAGCTTTGGCCGGAAAGGATGCTGTTGCCTACGTGAACAAAGCGGCCTCGTGGGTGCAGAAAGAATTCGGAGGTGTTGCGCACAGCAGTGACGGCAGAGAAATCGCTCCGGGCGACCCGAGATACTTTCAGGCTCTTCGGAGAACCCGTACTCGAAAAGAGTTGGAAAACGCCGCGATAGCGGACGGTTCGCCCGTATCGGTTGAAGCTCGAGATAATCCCGAAACTCGGGAAAAGATCGTAAACGCTTTAGCGATTGCTCAGCAGAGAGACAACGAAGATTATGTCCTGATGCAAACCAATCTCTTAAATGACGGCGTAAATATTCTTGCCGAAACCCGAGGTGATTTACAGGACACACGACTGCTTCAGCTCTTGCCGCAGATGAATCCAAGAACGCAGGCTGAGCTTCGGACATGGGCCCAGAAGCTTCAGATAGGAGACACAAGCGGCGATAAAGAACTCTTTGAGCACTATAACGTGCGCCCGCAAGAACTCTTTAATTTGAGCCGAGAGCAGTTAAACGGCATGAGGATTCGGCTCTCTCCTACGCAATGGGATACGCTGGAAACTCAATGGGTGAAAATGCATGAGCTGGAAGGGGCCTCGCAAGATAAGTCCTCACAGGCAAGGATGGTGTCAGCCTCGGGTCAAAGTCTGCCGGAGTATCAGACTGCCAAGCTTGAAAACATCAAATCGTATCTGAGAAGCACCAGCGGGAAGTTCAAAGATTTAGGAGAAGAGCAGGCAGGCGCCTTGCTCTCTGAGCTTCAAAAGGCCATTAACGTTGAGCAGACCAAGCTTCAGCGGGAGCTGACCGAGGAAGAGAGAAACACCTTTATTAAAAGTCTTATGGCTTGCCGCTTTGATATAGAGGGCTTCATTTTTGACAGTCAAAAGGGGCTCATGGAGCTAAAGGCCGGAGACACTCCAAACCACGGAAACTTGGATGCCTACAACCAGCTCAAGCAATACGCCAATCAAAGAATTAAAGCGATGGGGCTGGACAGGGAGGCCACTGACGGAGAAGTGCAGGAAGCGCTTTACCACATCATGATCAGCCGCAGTCCCGACTGGTTTGTCTCTATGAACGGGAAGGTGCCTCAGCAGTATGCGGAAGCCATTATGCAGAGCAACCCCGGCAAACGCTTTTCCAACGCTCAGCTTTTCAAAGAATATCTGACGCTTCGGATGAAAGGGATAGCCCTTGAAGCCAGCAGACCGAACTATGCAGTACAAGGAGATTTCTAATGCCGTCGAATACATTGAAGGACTATTACGCAGATAAGAACCGCACGGAAGCTTTGGAAGGCTTGGCGTCGGCAATGGCCTCCAAGGAAAGTCCGGAAGAGACCGCGGCTCGATTAAAGAAAGCTCGGGACTTTGACATTGAGCCGCGGATGGCTGACGGTCTGACGCCCGCTGAAGTGGACAACTTCTACGCTCAGGATGCATTAAAAGAAGCGACGCCTGTGTATCTCAGAAAAGCCGGAGAGGTGGATTTTGCAAATTTAACCAAAGACGATTTGCCCACCACGTATTCCCTTGAGACTCTGTGGTGGAAGATTATGGGAACGCCGGCCAAAGCTGTAGGGGCTTTTTCGACGCTAAGAAACTCAACTGCTCGAGGCGGATATAACCTCGCAAACGCTATGCCGATTTTCGGCAACATGGCTAAGGCAGAAAGAATTCGTTCTCAGCTTCTTGAACTCGAGAACACCGAGAAGCAATTGGCGCAAGGTGTAAGCGCAGAAGAGCTGTTCGGCTCAGAAGACGATCCGACAGGAGAGGCGCACCGTATCGCCTTTGAGCATGGTCTCCCGGCTCTTCGGACTAAGCTTCAGGAGGAACTCTCCCAAGCACTTCAAGACACTGCATGGAACAATTCGCAGAGCGGACTGTATCCGCACAACGAGGCTTCTCAAAAGCTTTCGGAGGCAAAGACAGCAGGTGAAGCGATTGAACTTATTCTTTCAAACCCATCCGTTATTGCAGATATCGGCCCTGAGTCTTTGGTTCAATACGCACCCATGCTGCCTATCCTGGCGGCCTCCTCCTTTGCCGGACCCGCGGCTCCGGCTCTTATGGGAGCTCTTTCAGGCTCCTATTCGTATGGGCTGGACAAGGCTTCCGGCATGCTGAGCGGAATGGGTGAGAACTCTGTTGACGTACAAAGCGGAGCCTCTATTTTTAAGTTTATGACTGATCCGAAGCTTAGAGGTTTGTATGAGAACGTAGAAGGAGAGTCCGAACGTCATGCCGCCGGAGTTGCTCTTTTCGACGGATTAAGTGCAGGGCTAGCAGGAAAGCTTGCTTTGCCTGCTTTTGTTAAAAGCAGAATCTCCTCTCCTTTTGCTAAGGAGATGGCAAATATGGCAGTGCAGACTCCGATCCAAGGGGCCATGGGCTCAGCGGGAGAGGCAAGCGGACAGTTGCTCGCCAAAGGAGAAATCACGAACTGGGGTGACGTGGTGGCAGAATTTGCCGGAGAAGGGTTTACCGCTCCGATTGAAGTTTTGTCTGCGGGAGCGAAACGCCTCAAAGGTGCTTCCGTGGAACGGGCCATGGCTGAGGCCAACGCGGAAGCGTTTAAGAGACTGGGAGAGTTTGCGCAGGCTTCTAAGCTTATTGCTCGCGACCCTCAGACAGCGTCTGAATATATTGAGGCCGTGGCAGAAGACGCCGCACCCGATAAACGAAACATACTGCTGGACGGGCAGTCTTTGCATCAGGAAGGTTTAGATATTCGGTTAATTGAACTCCTTCCCGAACGAGCAGAAGAGATTACGAAGGCCGTTCAGGAAGGGTCTGAGATTGCAATCCCTGTAGGAGAGTTCACTACCAAAGTGGCAACTTCCGAACTGAACCAATCTTTGGCAGAACTTGTCCGAGTTGAAGGGCAGATGTCTTTACATCAGGCGCGTGAGGTGCAGGATGAGATCACTGAGCTTGCCGCCGCAGAAGCCGAAACCGCACTGAAAAAAGATGATTCGGAATTCAGAGAATCCTCTAAGCGAGTTGGAAAAGACATTGCTTCTCTTATGGAGAACTCAGGTGCAACAAAAGCTGAGCAAGGAGCAATTACTACCGTTTTAAGTACGCTCGTCAACAATCTTGCGCGAGACCTAGAAGTTCTGCCTGAGGTGGTTTGGGCTGAGCACGGTTTAAAGAGAGTTCTCGACGGAAGCGCTCAAGTTCAAGGGGATTCTTTGCATATGCCGATACCCGAAGAGTTTGGTCCGGTATTTACAGGTTTTGAAAGAAAGCCTGCGAAGGCAATAGTTAAACTCTTAAAAGAAAAGACAGGGTGTTGTCCTGGTGTTTTCTACCACAAAGAAGTTGGACCTATAGGGCTAGCCTATGGAAAAACTATTGCAGGAGACCCACAGGACCGGGGCGGGTACGGTTTGGCCCATATGGAGAAAAAGCACCCTAACGTGTGGAAAACTCTTCAGAAGGATCTGGAAGAGGGAGAAGTCTTGGGAGGATCTGAAGCCGTCAAATATTTAGAAAGAGTAAGGGTGGTTAATGGCTCACATGTAATTTCCCTTTCAACCACATGGGGAAGAGATAGAGGATCAGGAACTTGGTTGGTTACGGGGTTCGACACTCTAGAAACAATGAAGGATACGGAGGCCAAGGAGTATCTTTTTAATCTGGGGAAGAGGGTAGAGAAGGAGATAAAGACAGCTAGAAAAAGAATTAGCACCGATCCCGCCACCCTTGTGGCCCCTGACGGGAATAACAGGACGGGGGTTCTGCCGTCCAACGGTGCTGAAACAAGTTTATCACAGGAGAATATGGGTGACTACTTCCCGGACTCTAAGACGATCGTCCGATGGTTCAGTGCTGATCAATCCACACTCCTGCACGAAAGCGGTCATTTCTATTTGGACATGCTGATTGATGTCAGTAAGAAGCTTCAGACTAAAGGCGAGCTTTCCGCCAGTGAAAAACGAGTTTTAGATCGAACCCTTGCAACACTCAAATGGCTGGGAGTTGATTCACTTACTTCATGGGAAAAACTTTCCTTTGAAGAGCGTCGCCCGATGCACGAAAAATTTGCACGGCATTTTGAGGCCTATCTCTTTGAAGGCAATGCTCCGACAAAAGGGCTTCGCTCAGTCTTCCGTCGGTTCGCACAGTGGCTGCGCTCAATCTATACCGTGGTGTCCAATATCCCGGGTGTTCAGATGAGTGACGATGTACGAGCGCTTTTCGACCAGTTGTTCATTTCCACTGAGCAAGTGCAAGAGGCCCGCTACCGCAGAAGCATGTTCAAAATGTTCAACAGCTTTGCAGAATCGGGTTTCACGGAAGAAGCATGGCTGAACTATGTTGAACAGTATCGTGAGACAGACGCGGAGGCGATTGAATACATGCGTGCCCGCGGCATGCGTGATATGGCCTATATCGCAAACCTCCGAGGAAAAACGCTTGATGCACTTCGTAAAAAATCCGAAGGCGAGCGTAAGCGGATTGAGTCGGAGATTCGTTCCGATTTATCTAAGACACCCATCTATGAAGTGTGGGATTTTTTAAAGAACGGCAAGCATGAAAACGGTAAAGATATAAGTGTCAAACTTACGCCAAGTGAATTAAAGAGCGTGGGAGTGGACGAGGCCGGGATCAAGCGTCTTGCAGAAGAAGGCCTTGTTGGGACAGACGGAGAGCATCAATTCGGAGAGCAGGTTGCGCAGAGTTACGGATATCAATGCTTGGCGGAAATGGCTGACGCTTTATTGAACGCTCCTACGTTGGAGGGGGCCGTACAAGCGGCAACTCAGGAAAGGATGTATGCAGAGCACGCCGAGCTTGCAACTGAAGAGGAAATCCAGAGAACAGCGGATGAGGCAATTTTCAATCCAAGCTTAAAGCGGCTTCTAGCCACAGAGATTTCTGCCATGGAGAAAGCCGCGCCGGGGAGACTCGATCTCGACATTTTCGAGAAGATGGCAGAGCAGGAAATCCTCAGCTTAAGAGTGAAGGATATCGACCCGAAAAAATTCAGAACGGCAGCGGGCCTTCGTGCTAAAGAGGCCCGGCGCCTGCAAAAGCAGGGAGATATCAAAGGCGCTATTCGTGCCAAGCGGCAGGAACTCTACCAAACTTGCCTTGCGATAGAGGCGAAAAAGGCTGTCGAGGCTTGGAAGAAAGATGTCAAATTCTTTAAGAAGCTTGTTTGTAAGAATCAGATTGAAGGGTTGTCTACGGATTATCTCGTTACGATCCAACGACTCTTGGAGAACATGGGAATTACAACATCGCGTCAGCTCGGAGAGGGTCATCAGCTGAGTCTGCGAGAGTTTTTGGAGTCGCTCTTTAACCAAGAGAAAACGGTACCTCCGATTGACCCAAGCCTAGAACAACGCTTGATCAACCACCGCATGTTGTACGCCGCCAATAAAAAGCCTTTTGAGGAAATGACAAGGGCACTTCAAAAGGAGGCAGCTCTGGCAGTCAGAGACCTTTACCGGGCAGGACGAAAAGAACAGCAGATTTTAGACGGAGAGCAGGCACGCGAACTCAGTACAGTTGTAGATGAGCTAACCGGCGCGATCGTTCAACAGGCGCAGTCTCGCGGCAGAAAAGCGTCCCGAAAAATGGAAGAGACCGGAGCCTTGGTTCGCTTTAAAGAACAGCTGGAACGTATCGGATTGGCACACGCGAGAATTCCGTCCCTTCTTGCCGCCATGGAAGGAACAAGATTTGGAAAATTTTTTGACTATGTTGTCTCCAGAGCCGACTCCTGCGGCACAAAAGAAGTTCAGTTGAAAAACGAATACGCTCAAAAACTTTTCTCTGCGACACGTTCTCTTCGAACAACAAGAAAAGACAGAGTGAAATGGCACTTTAAGTCGGTAGATGCCTACCTCACTCAGGAACAGGTAAGGGCAATCGCTCTAAACGCAGGCAATAAAGAAAACTTACAGAGGCTTATTGACGGCTCGCAGAGTGCTCCATGGTCAGGTGGAAAGACATGGACAAAGGAGCAGATTTTCTCTCTAATAGGGGAGGCGCTAAGCGCAGAAGAACTTGCTTCTGTGCAGAAGGTTTGGGATGTCTTTAATGAACTTTGGCCGCAGATTGCTGAGAAGGAACGCAGAGTCTACGGAAGAGTTCCGGTAAGAGTAGAGCCGCAGGCTTTAACTGTTACTTTGGCAGACGGTCAGGAAGTTACGTTAAAAGGCGGTTACTATCCGATTCAGTACGATAAAAAGGCGTCCTTCCAAGCTCAGGATCAGGATGATATTCAGGCCGCCAAAGAGCTTATGGATGGCGCCCATTCAAGCCGAACCGCAAGAAGAGGGTTCTTAGAGAAACGCCTGGCACACGTCTACGATCGCCCACTCACGCTAACTATGAGAGCTGCGTTTGAAGGATTGGATGCAGAAATCCATGAGCTCTGCTGGCAGGAGTGGTTGGCAGATACTAATAAAATCTTCAGGCAAAAGAAACTCAGAGAGACTATCCGAGACTATTGGGGTGTTGAGGCAGAAGGAGCAATCCGAAAATGGATTGAAGATATTGCAACCGGAACATCAGCTCAAAAATCGATGGGTGATGGAATCGCCGCACTTCTTAGGGCGAACGTATCTCTTGTTGGTATTGGATTTAACGTTGTAACAGCGTTGATCCAGCCAATCGGAATGCTTCAAACCGTGACGATCTTAGGGCCGCAGTGGTCCGCAAAGGGGATCGGCGAATTCATGCTCAATCCCTATGGCAAGTGGAAGGAAGTCTGCGGCAAGAGTCAGGCAATGGCCGACAGAAGCAGAACTCGGTTTCGTGAGCTTACCGAAATTCAAGCCCTTGTGAATGGGACAAACGGGGCGCTCAAAGATAAGTTTATGCGAAGTGCTTATATGCCAATCGTATTTATGCAGGCCCTAGTGGATGTTCCCACTTGGTTAGGCGCATACAACAAGGCGCTCGCAGAAGGCAATACAGAGGCCAGAGCCGTTGCCATTGCTGACAGAACCGTCACGGATGCTCAGGGCGGCGGTCGTACGCAAGACTTATCCGGCATAGAGCGCGGCGGAGAGTGGGCAAAACTTTTCACGGTTTTCTACACGTTCTTCAACACGGCTTTAAACATAGCTATGGTTACCGGCCACACTCAGAAAGGCATGAAGCGAGCGCTTAATCTGCTCACTCTTTTAGCCTTCCAACCGATCATCGAGACCTTTGTTCGAGAGGGACTTAAAGCCGCGGTAAGCGGTGACGACGATGACGATTGGCTGAAAAAGACTTCTATCAAGGCCGGCGGCAGTGTAGTTAACTTTAACCTTGGCCTTCTCGTAGGCCTTCGGGAAGTGGCTGAGCTTGGTCAAGCACTCTCAGAGGGAGAAGCTCCAAGGGGCTACAGCGGTACAGGAGGTTTACGTAAGGTGGTGGATTTGTACCGCCTTGGCCAAGCCGCTTCAAAAGACGAGTGGGACGAAAATACTTTGAAGGCAGCTATCACCGTCCTCGGGGAGTGGTCGCCGATTCCGATTCCAGTGGTTCCGATCAACCGAGTAATCAGCGGAAAGAAGGCGATGGAAGAAGGAAAAACAGAAAATCCGTTAGCTGTTTTTCTTGGATATTCAAGCTATTAGAGCTGTCTACATAACGAAGAGTTTCTGCCTGACAATAGCTGAAACTTCGGAGTTATAGTGTGACAATCTCAAAGGAACTAAGGGCTACAAGCATCCTGAAAGGAAATGGTGTAAGTACTGAATTTCCTTTCACTTTCAAAGTATTTAACGCCCAGACCGATATTGCCGTTTTTCGCTCGGACAGCGTGGACAGCCTTTCAGAGGAGCAGGTAAGCCGAGACGCTTATGCTGTTACTCTGAACGCTGACCAAGAGAATAATCCCGGAGGCGTGGTTGTATTTTCCGAGGCTCCTAAAAGCGGAACAGTCTTTGTCATTCAATCCTCTATTCCTATTCTGCAAGGAACGTCGATAACAAATCACGATCGTTTTCTGCCGGAAGTTTTAAACGAGGTCCATGACAAACTGACAGCACTTGTGCAACAACTCGCCTATTTGCTAGGGAGATGTCTTGTCGTACCCTCCACTTCTGAGAAAACCCCTCAAGAGGTGATGACTGACCTCTTGGATGTGGCGGAAAAAGCGGCCGACTACGCACAGAGAGCCGAGACAATCTACAACGAAGTCGTCTCCACAGGCTTATACGTCTCATCTACATGGCAGGAAATCCAAGAGACTAAAGCTCAAATCGATATTCATAAAGCAGCCATCGACGCTGCTGTTGCTCGAGCGGAAGTTATTCTCGCCCGCAACGAGGTCATCGGAGCAGAGGTGGATGCTTTAGTTCCGCATCTTCCCGATTTGCAAATCAATCGACAGCACATTGATGATATCCATCGTGTTGGTTCCGACCTAAGAGGGTTTGAGACAGAAACACTTGACCTTGGATCAATTACAGATACGGATATTGACGGTGAGACCAAAGTTGAAGACGGGTACATCAAGAAAGTTGCCGACCATATTGATGACTGTATTCACCCGGTTGGAGACAATATTGAAAAGGTTAAGGCTGTAAACGCAAACCTGGATGATGTAAAGACTGTAGCAGCGGACTTATCTTCTGAACCCAGCAACATTAAAAAAGTCGCACAAGCTACCGACGATATCACCGCGCTTAGCCCTAAGGCTGAGGCAATTCAAACTGTTGCGGAAAATTTAGAGACCGTGGCAAGTGCGGCCTCGGTTGCAACAAACTTGGAATCTATCAAGCAGACGGTTCTTCAGTCCAATGCCGAAGCTGGCTTCTCTTTCCGATACATGGCCGAGGCTTCTTCCGGAATGACGATGTCCAAAGAAGCCATATCTCCATCTGTCAACATTAAGGTCGGAGACCACGTTGTAAATCGGATAGGGGATTACTTCGGGATTACGGCCGTTACTGAAACTACGGCAACTCTGTCGCCGAAACAAGGAAGTTTTAAAGGCGAAAAAGGTGATAAAGGAGACGGTATTCAACCTGATGCTGTGGTAGTGAATGCAGAAAGTCTCCCTGCTGAGGGAACTGTTGGTCAGCTTGTCTTAGCCGGAATGAACCTCTATACATGGGTTGCAGCAACCGATACAGAAGAAGCTCACTGGGAAAACATGGGAGAACTAGTCGGGCCGAAGGGAGATACCGGACCGACTCCGGAAATTTCCGTCGAAGCTACGTCGTTATCTGAAGGCGCATCAGCAACCGTTACTAAGACAGGCACAATCGATGCTCCGGTCTTTACTTTCGGAATTCCTAAGGGGGACACGGGAAGTAAAGGAGATACCGGAACAACACCTGAAATCTCTATCTCGATACAGATGTTGGATGCGAACTCAGAGCCTTCCGTTGAAAAAACCGGAACAGACGAAGCACCGAGTTTCCTTTTAAAAATCCCGCGAGGTTTAACCGGAGCGACAGGCACGATGCCTGACACCGTTGACTTGGGAGGGCTGAGCTAATGCCTCTGAAGATTATTCAGTTTCGCGGAGGAACGGTTGTAGAGCATGAGCTTTTTGTCGGCCATGATCGGGAGATCACTGTAAATACAACGAACAATCGAATCCGAGTCCACGATGGTGCGACACCCGGCGGCCACGAGTTGGCAAAGGAGTCGGACGTTCCTACTAATACAAATCAATTGGAAAACGACATCTACCGATCAAGCGGAAACCTGACAAAACTTTCTCAGCTAACACCGGATGTCCAGTATCTCAAACAGGCCGAGTTAACCAAGCTCAGTCAGCTTCAAAACGACAAAGGTTATATCGCAGGACACTGTACTTACTGCACACACTGCGGCCACTGTACGCACTGCTCTTAAAGGTAAAGCAAAATGGCAAAAGTAATCCAATGGAAGCATGGCTCAAGTGAAGATAGTGCAGTCTTCACCGGTGCTCTCAAGGAGATCACGATCGACGATGATCTCCACACCATTCGTCTTCATGATGGGGAGACGCCCGGAGGTGCCCTCTTGGCGCGCGTAGCCGAGGTACCGACAAAGTTATCTCAGCTGGTAGACGACTTAAGCGTTTGGCGCTCAGACGAGCTGACCAAACTATCTCAGCTTACAAACGACAAAGGCTTTTGGGCGTCCGGTGCTCTGACAAAAGTCAGCCAGCTGCAAAATGACAGCGGCTTTCTCACCGGGCATTGCACCTACTGCACGCACTGTACATATTGCCAACAGTGCTCCAACTGTCATAACTGTACGACCATAAACTGCACGACCATCAACTGTACGACGGTGAACTGTACGACGATTCAGTGCTCAGTTTATAGCTACTGCACCAAGTGCAACTGCGATTGCACAGACGACAGTTGCTTTGTCTCAGGAAAATTGGAGACAAGCAAGGGCCTAATAGATGTTCACAACATTTTGATCGGAGACGAAATCATTGATTGGTTGGGAAAGCCGGTTAAGGTAGTAGGCGTCAGCCATGGGCACTTAGGCTCTAGAAGAGCAATTCAAATGAAGGGCCGCGGAAAGAATCGGGTTACCGACGATCATCCGATGGTGATGTTCAGGACGAAACACAGAAGTTACAAGCTCTGCGCCTGCATTAACAGTAAGTTTGATCCGAACAAAATCATTCTTGCAGACAACGGAGTCAGAGGCAGGTACTCGGAGGAACACGATTATTGTGGCTGGTTCATTCCATCGATTGCAATGCCTGCGGATACTCCGACAGTATGTCCGATCGCAGAAAGAGAAGCCATTGTCAAATTCGGGAATGGATATGTCCTTGTTCCCGGGAGACTTTCATGACGACCAGAACAATTTTGCTCCGCGGAGGGACAACGACTGAGCATGAGACCTTTGTCGGAGCCGAACGAGAAATTACAGTTGACACAACTAAAAAGACGCTTGTAGTTCACGATGGAACAACGGGACACCCGGTGGCTAGAAAAAGCGGCTTGCCGACAAAACTCTCTGATTTGACTGAGGGTATAGGGCTGTGGAAGAAAAGCGTTTTGACTAAGGTCAGTCAGCTTACGGACGACGTCGGCTATTGGGCCAATCTGACAAAGGTGAGCCAGTTACAAAACGACCTCAACTGGAAGACGGGACATTGCACTTACTGCACGCATTGTACCTATTGCACCCAGTGCTCTAGATGCAACAACGTTCATTGCTACCAAGTGCAATGCACTCAAGTTCAGTGCGGTCAAGTTAAGTGCAACAAGTGCACGATCACAAGCAACTGCCACGGGCCGAACTGTTCAAACCTAAACAAACCGATTTATACGAATTGTGATACCGGAAACTGCGACTGCGGGGATGACGGAATGTAGGTCCAGGAGATAAGACATGGGATATAAACGACACGTAGTAACAAGCACCTTACCTTACGATCATTTTTCTATCGCAATAGATGAAACTAGAGCGGCTTTTCGAGTACTGGACAAAAAAATCTTTTTTGAGGTACCGGAAGATACATCAGCTTCTCCGATTGAAGAGCTGACCACAACTCAGAAACTTGGTGAAAGAGGCTACACGGGAAAAGCGAATAGGTTTTATCAAATCAATGGTGAAGACTATTGCATTCTTGCGGAGATTATCATCGATAAAACAGTACCGGAATTCCAAAAACTTTGGGTTCCCGGAGCTCATTTTGTCACTTGGCTGAACAATAACCGACTTCATGCAATCATCAAGGGAGCATTGACCTACTTCGACTGTCGAAATACAGCAGAATACGTTCGGCATGAGGGCGGGATGTGGGCCTTTGATCTTTGGGTTAGAGACCCGAATGCGCCCCTGACAGAATGTGCCCGCTCTATTACGACCGCGGAAGACACGACTGTAATCACCAACCTTGAAGACTTGGGTGAAGTTTGGACAGCCGCCGACGTGATGACCGGGACCACCTCCAAGTGGCTGAATCTTGAGTACAGTCTTACTCCTTCTTCCGAGACGGTGGCGCCGGATGGCTGGGTTGATTTCACACTTACACTTAAGGACGGTAAGACTCACGAAGTCGCAACAGACGTGACATGGGACGGCTACATCGTAGAGGCCGTTGATGGTTACGCACCTCATAAACGCGTTGCGGTCACAAACGGAGTGGGGCATTTCCGAGCCTGTGCCTTAGGGCTGCAGAACGGTGAAGCGATGCGAGTCAAGATTAACCATCGGTTTTACACCTCCAGGGCCGAGGCTACGGTTCAGGTGGTCTCTGATGATTAAGTACGTCAACCTCTTGATCGGGAGCGCCTGCAACATGAAGTGCGGGTACTGTCTCCAGACCAATGAGAAGTCACCCGCAGATCACAAGGCTGACCCGGTTGAATTCGCACATAAATTGGCTGATTACCTTAAGGGCAGTCGCATAGAGCGGATCGCCTATTGGGGTGGAGAGCCGATGCTCTATTGGGAGAGGATCAAAGCTCTGCATGGTACCCTTAAAGATGAGGGTACCACGCCGGAACAGTCCACCATTACGACAAACGGACGCTCCCTGACTGACGATTATGTCGAGTACGCTAATGCCAATCGGGATATTTTTACCGTGGTCTCTTGGCACGACGGTAACTTTACCGACGAGCAGTTAAGCCGTATTTTTCGACTGAGAGAGTTTTCGATTTCCTTGCTGATTCACCACTATCAAACAGATATGTGGGGTGCGAGAGACCTCTTCTACAGCTTGCAGGAAAAATACGGTCGCTATCCGAAAGCCGCAGTGCACTTCTTACGAGCCAATGACGGGTGCCGCAGTGACTACTACATGACACGAGAGGACGTGGATGTCTTCTGCAAGCACTTGGAAACTGTCATTGAGATGGCACGTATCGGTGATCCATGGGCCGCTTGGCAGTGTTCCCAGCTTCTCTACCATAGAAACAAAGTGAAGTCCCGTGTAGGGCCCATGTGCGTACGAGACGAACTGCTGAGCATTGACCTGCATGGGAACGTCTACGCCTGTCACCACAATTACGACGCATCCAACATTACCGGGAATATTTTCAAGAAGGTTATTCCGATTAAAGCCGTTCCTCAGCTTTCGCCGAGACGTTTCTACGACAGCATCGAATGTCAAAACTGCAAAGCTTTAGATGAGTGCAGAGGCGGCTGCTACACCTCCAACACTCACGACACCGATTGCTACTTCGCAAAGAAAAGATTTGCCCTTTACCACGCCATGGAGAAATTATTTCAATGAAGCTCGCTTTACACTGCAAAACCTACGAGGGTAAAAACGAAACTTGGGTCTATGACAATGTTCTAAATGAGGTCTACGACGGGGACGGAAAGCTCGTTGACCTGACCGAGGACGAGAGATTAAAAGCCTATGCCATGCTCAAGGAGCAGGAAGGAAAGCCCGGCTACTCTAACTCTAAAGGTAAAGACCTTTGGGACCTGCGCATCCAGCTGGGTCTAAAGTGCAACATGAGCTGTAAGTACTGCGCTCAAAGCGATAGAGAAAATGAACGCTGGGTGTCTTCACCTAAAGACGTTCCCGCATTTATCGAAAAGCTCAGAGCTTCAGGAATAAAAGTTCACGGCGTCATTGAGCTTTGGGGCGGCGAGCCTTTTGTCTATTGGAAAACACTGCAAAAGCTAGTGCCGGAACTGCGAAAACTTTATCCGAAAGTTCGTTTTGCCATCATTACCAACGGCACGTTAATCGATGAAGAGAAAATCGCTTTTTGTGAAACCTATGGGATAAGTCTGACGTTCTCACACGATGGACAAGGGTACCGTTTGCGTGGAGTCGACCCGCTGGACGACCCGAAGATGGTAGACATGTGGCGCCTTGCATTTTCTAAACTGCCATGCTCAATCAACTGCGTCTTGTCTCCCGCTAACACCGATGTGGATGCCATTGCCGATTTCTTTAAAGTCAAACTCGGAGATATCCACTTGAACTTTGAAGGCATTATGACGCATGTCGGAGTTCAGGACTCTGAGCTCATGTTCACTGATGAGCAGATGCTCGCACTTCAGAAGAACATCTTTAAGGCTTTAACTCGGGAAGGCTGGGATAAGTTCCCCGCACTTACTGGTGAATGCGATCGTTTGCTGAAAGCCTTAGTCAAAAGAAAGAGACTCGACGAGCGTGCCGTCAAATGCATGATGAATCAGGAAAATAATGCGGCAGTCAACCTCAAAGGAGACTTCCTTTCCTGCCACGATCATTGCACGGAAGAAGGCTGCGTGGGGAATATTCTGTCCCCAGAGAAGGTCGATCTTTCCAAACACTTCAAGCCTTGGAGCACAAGGGAAAAGTGCAGAAAATGTTTAGTCCTTCCAATGTGCAGAGGAGCGTGTCCGCAGATAGAAGGGCTGGCCAGAACTCTTACTTGTAAGAATGAATTCGCCTACCACTTTGCTGTATTTCAGGCGGTCTTTTGGCTCCTCTTCGGTCTAACGCTGGAGAGCTATGAGCCCATAGGGGACCCGCATGATTAAACATACAGACCTTATAAATACTCTCATTGCCTGCGTTGGCGGCCTCGGGTTAATTGCTGGGTTACTTCGATATGTCGACGACTGGAGAGAAAAACGCAAGGAGAAACCGATTGAGTTCTCTGCGCTTGAAGCAATCTGGGAGGCATTGTCTGGAGGCGTGACTGCTATCGGGGTTTTCTGGATCCTCGAAGGCTACGGCGTCAATGAGTTGGCCGCAGTCGGAATCTCTTTCATGGCTGCCTACCTTGGCGTCAGGATCATCGCTTATTACATCAAAAAATTTTTAGACAATAGGCTAGGAGCTAAATCATGAGTGTCTTTTTAAATGAATGGGCGATACGCCTATGCAGGTCAGCGGCTATCGCCATCGCAATCTGCTTCGGCTTCCTTCTAGGGTGGTATTACTGCGAGCGCAACGTGATATTTGACGATATCAAACGGGGAATATGGGCTAACGAGCAGGCCATTCAGAACAATACAAAACTCATTCACGAACTCTATAAGAAGCACGAGGAGGCGGAGCATAAATGAGAAAACAAAATTTAATGCTGTTTCCACCTGAGATCGCCGCCGAGTTTGTAGCTGAACAAGAAGGGTTTGAACCAATGGCCTACAAGTGCCCCACGGGCCATTGGACAATCGGATTCGGCCATGCCCGGAATGTTCACGAGGGTGACATCGTTACTCGGAGAGAAGCCTACGACCTTTTAGATCGAGACCTCCAACGCACCCAGGAGGAGCTTGCAACGCTTATCCATATCGACATCAACGAGAATCAGTTCATTGCCCTAATGAGCTTTGTCTACAACTTCGGTCTGACGAAGTGCCGGACCTACAGGTTATTCGGAATGATTAACCGAGGCGAGTGGGAGAATGTCCGGACGTGGTGGCCGAAGTATTGCAACCCGGACAATCCTATTGTCACGAAAGGGCTGAAGGATCGGCGGATACAGGAGTTGAATTTGTTCTTTTCTTGATATGCCAAAAATAATTTTCCTAACTCTTGTGGTCGTTTCCGCATACTTCTACGGCTTCCATCAGGGGCAGAACAAGGAGGAACTCAAAAATGCCCGTACTCAAATATCAGCGCTCGAGAGAACGATTGAGGAATTCAAAGTCAAGCAGACGAGCGACGCAGTTGCTTTATCTGAGCTTAGGCTTGCTGAGTCTGCTTCTCGTGATGAGCTTGACCGGATGCGCAGCCAGCTCGCAGACATTGAGAGAATGTCCAAAACCAACACCGATAGGGAACGTAATAGATGTCTCCGCTTGGCAGTCAGATACAAAGAGGTTGTCGACCGAGCTGACAGAGCTATTAAATTCTGCGCAGAAAACCACAAGTAAGACAACAAAAAACCTCATTCAACACTGTGGTGTTTGA